ACTACATAGATAATAGCTGCTCCTACACCAGCAACTAAAGCTCCTTTACCTACTTTAATCCAGTCCTCTTTTGATAATTTTCCAAATTCTGACATTTTAAAAACCTCCTTTCATATGAGTTTACCATTCAAAAATCATATATTAAGTAAGGTTTTATATTATATAAATTTATCTATTTTCTACTTTTAAGCCAATCACATCCACACTCTTTACATTTGTATGTTTGTAAGAAATCTATTATTGTTGTGCCTAATGGTATTTTTAATTCATTACACGCTTCACAATTATTACAATATAAGGTTTTAGAATAGTGAGTCTTAATAGGTATCACCATTTGCTTCTTTTCTGGAAACTTTATTATTGGAATTTTCATATTATGAATAGGCATGAGAGTAGAGTAAATAAAAGGTTCTGAAGCCTTATCAAGGCACTCTACTCTCACTATGTAAATGAAATTGCCTTGACTATGATATCTTATGAGGTTATGAATATAAAATAAAAAGGAAAAAATAAAAAAATTAAATATCCTTTTTAAGGTAATGCGTAATTATTAGCTACTGGAGTAATTGAAATCAATTCAACATTTCCATTAGATAATCCATCACTCATTGAATCTACAGTTGCAGTTACTATAAATCTTTTCTTGTATAAATCACTTCCACCATCTTTATGGAATGATACATCAATAGTATATTGCTGAGTTGTTTCTCTATTCTCAGTAATTCCTCTTGATGGGTCTTGATTTGTTCTACAAGTTCCTATTTCATGAACTGAAACAGAAGTTATATCAGATTTACTTTCTATATTCATAATTCCTGAAATTTCATTGAATAATTTTCTATAATTATTCTTTGTTAGTTCATTTGTTATAAAACTAGTGTAATCTGAAGGTCTTGGGAAATACATATTTTTACATGAGTACTCTCCATTTATAGATATAGCTTCGTAGCCAGAACCACTACCAATTACTTGAGTAGTAATATCTGCTTTAACTTGTTCAACTACAGCATTTGCAATAGCATTTGAGTCAACATTTGCTTGAGGTAAATTCTTTAAAGAATCTACTGCAGTATTTAAACCATCTACAGCTTTATCTACTTTTGCATTTGTATCAGTAACTTTATTATTAATTGAGTTATACATTACTGTACCTGCAATTGCCATAATAATAACTAATGCGCATGCAACAATAGACCATATAGCAGCTTTATTGCTTTCTTGAGCCATTTTTGATATTATTTTAATTAACCTCCTTTCAAACAATTAAGCATAAGCTTATAAGATTTAATATGATAAGAACAATCATAGATATAGTTAACCATTTATAATTATTTTTTAATTTGATTATCTCATTCTCTATTTTAATATGTTCCTCTATTTCATAGAATATAACACCATTTATTACATTCTCTGCTTGAGGTATAGTTCTTACATTAAATATCTTATTTTTTTTCATTTCTTCTTATCTCCTTTACTTTAGTTTTAACATTATAATAATAGCTGCCACAACTTGCTTTGCAAAACATAGATTGTTTACCTTCTAATTTTTTACCACAATTTAAACAATTTTCATAAACTACCTTACTCTCTTTAAGAACTCCTATCTTTATTAACCATCTTTGAAATTTATTTTCTTTTTTTATCTTATTTTTCATATTATTACCTTTTAGTAAAAATTAATTTCTTTTATTTTGATAAATTAACTAATAGAATCATCTTTATAAATCTTTTTATATCACTAGAAAACATATTTTTGACTATATACTACATCACAATCATTCTCATAGGGTAATAAATAAGCTCACCTATCTTAGGATTTTCTTTGATATAATCGAGAGTATACCACTTATTAGATTGAGGTTCGATTATCCATACATTCTTATCTTTATCTACCATAATATTAAAGGCATGATTTTTACTCCAAGCAATACCAAAGGCAAAGCTCTTTAACCCATCAGACCAATAACCCATACTTGCAAATGAAAAATTGTCACAATCATGCTTCTCATTAACCCATGTTCTATATTGAACTGCTGTCTCTTCACTAAACTTTGATGCCTCTTCTTGAGTTGTTAAATCAAAACTCATATCAGATAAATATATATCAGGAGTACATTCTTGAAGAAGAGTTAATGTATCATAAATAGATATTGTATTGTATGAAGCAGGGAAACTCATATCTTTTCTTATCTTCAACTTTTCGATAACTACATTTAACCTACTTATCTCTTCATCTTTTAATATTATTTGTTCTTCTAAATCATTCTTTTTATGAATAATTGCACCTGAAAAGTATTCCCAAATTGATTTAAAAGGATTTGACATTATAAATTAACTAAAGGCAGTTCCCTTACTACCTATACATGATTTATTACCCATAACAGGACCACACCATACATTTGATAAAGTAGCATTATTTGTTTGAGTTATTTGTAATTTTAATGAAGACCATAAACTTATATCTTGAGTTGTTTCATCTGCAATAATAGTTCCCGCATTACCACTTGAAATTGGAAGATATACTTTAACAGAATTTCCAGTTATAACAATTGTAAAATATGCAGCATGCATTTGAGAAGTACCCATTTGTAATAGAACTAAACTATTTGTACCATCTGTTAATTTTATTGTTGATGTAGAGTCAGCTCCCGCTTTACCTCCAGCTGCAAAACTGATTATAGTTCCTAATGTCCTTAAATCTCTTATTGTAGTTAATGATGCTGTATAACTACTACTATCACTATTACAATAAATAATACCTTTTTTTTGATTTACTTTTCCATTAGCACTGCCACCTGCAGTCCAACCTGATATACCTCCTGCACTAACATAATTTGCAACTGTTAACCAGTTATTATCATACTCTTTAAAAGGTTTAGAAATTAACTTTGCCATCTTGGATAAACAATATCTGCTCCTGCAATATTTAATTGAGTAGTAATTCCTGCACCACTTTCACATATACCACTAATTACACTTAATCCACTTAACTCTATACCCAGAGTATCATCCGGCATCATTTTAAAATTACTAGTTGTAGCTAATGGGGAACCAAAAGCAATATAACAAGGATTACCTCCTGTATTATGAATATCTACATAATTAATTGTAGGACTAAATACAATACTACCTGCCACATTAGTTACATTAATATATTTTATTGATAATCCCATTTTATACTTGTCCTATAGCTCTAATTGTTGTAGAACCAGCAACTGTAACAGCAAATAAAGCTGAAGCATAACCTTGCAAACTATAAGTTTCAGTTGGTTGTATTTTCCAACAACCAGATGTTGCAGCTGCATCAAAATTTACATAACATATTGTACTACCAATATTTTGAATTAAATGAGATATTCTAGAACCAATATAACTAATACTCCCACTTGTAGGACCAACTAATAAAGTAGTTTGCTCAGCAACAGTAAGATATCTATTAAACTCATCTACGACATCTGTAAAATTATCATTAACACTACCAGCATTAGCTATAGTTCCATTAACAAATGTATTTGTAATTGAAAATACCATCTTTATATATATGATTATGATTATATAAAATTATTTTTTTATATTATATAATTAATAAACCTCCCATATTTCTTCAATTCTAAGTTCATTAGTTCCATCAAAGATTATAGCAGGCATGCCAGTTCTGCTCCATACACTCCCAGTGTTACCAGCCCCAGATACGGTTAAACCAAACTCTCTTAATACTAATCCACTCATTTCAATACTATTCCAATCAACAGTCCATTTAACCTTTTGTGCTCCAGATACATCAGCAGTTGTAATAATTTGTTTATCTTCAACATAAACAAGAGCTGTATCAGTAGCCAACTCTACACCACTACCACTTCCAATAACAAAATAGCTAGGATACTCACTACTACTTCCCCCCAACCATAATGCCATTCTTTGTCTTCCGTAATTTGTTACTGCCATATTTTCCTCCTTTCATAATTTAAAAATAACATCCACTCCATATTAATTCATATGATGAAGTTAATTCACTACTCCAATATTGTGAATCCCATAAACCATATACAGGATGTGTCCATATCAATCCTGAACCTGTTACATTTCTCATATAGACATTACATCCACTTTGTCTTACTCCCATACTTCCAGTTGTAAATTGATATCTTGTAATTGTATCGGCAAGCAATATATCAGCACCTTGAAGTTTCTTTATCTCAAGTATAACTTCTTTTAATTTATCTGTAATATCAGGTAGCTTTCTATTCAACTTTAATGTCATGACTTGTTCATCTAAACAAGTATTATTATTTATTTTATAATCTACTTCAACAACATCATAAGTTTGCCATACAATATTATAAAATGTGTTATTAACTAAAACTGATTGACCTACACCAACATCATCCAATCCTTTAATGTTTATTGTTCCTTGTTTTAATGGGTCTGAATAATCATCAAGGTTTTGCAACATAATTAATTGAGCAGTTAATGGGTCTTTAATATTCTTATCTTGTATAACTTTAACTCTCTTTCCATATGAGTTAATACTAGCTTGATTATCTCCTACTTTTATAATAGGTAATGACCTATCATAAGTTATAATAATAGCATCTCCTGAAGTAGGAGTAAAATTACCGAGACTTGTACCTGAAATAAAGGTAACAGTCTTGTCATCATAATCTACTTCATACTTAGCTCCGCTAATTGGTATAATATTTATACTTTGAATTTGTCCTGGTTGAATAACACTTCCTCCAACAGTTATGTTAGTATTATGAGGATTATATGAAAGAGTATAAACACTGCCTCCATCAGCCACAAAATTTTGCTTATATCCATCTAAGTATCTATCTCCATAAACCCAAACTTGATTATATATACTATCCCTTTGCTCTTTAAATGATACTTTTGTTGCAACATTACCTGCTTCATTATTATAAACATAATCAGAGTTAACAGCTTTTCTTTCATGAAACTTTAAATCTTTATTCTCATCTACATAATAAACAAATTGAGTATAATCTGCCATTTGTTTAATTGCATCAAAAACAGGAGTATGATTAAAAGCTATTCTATCTATAATTTGAGTACTATCTTTAACTCCATTGGTTGTTATTCCATCAGTATACTTTAAAATAATATCTCTTACAATACTTCCAGCAGTTGTATTTGTATAAACTTCTGGTTCAACTGTCCTATCTTGAAGTGCAAGTGTCCAATCTCTTCCATTTAGTTGAATTACTTCCTTTTTTTCAATTCCTGTATATTTAATATCCTCAATCAATCCATTAAAAATATTCTTTCCATAACATATTCCACTTCCATTATTATATATCTCTTTCACCTCACTTTCAGTAATACCCTTATTAAACAATCCAATTTCATCAATCCAATAGAATCCATTTATTCCTACATAAACAGAACCTGTTCCAAAATACATTGTATCAACTAAAGATGACCTAGTAATGGGTGTCTTACTTCCAATTAAACTTCCATTAAAATAAAATTTAGCAAGAGAACCAGTCAGAGTTCCTACATAATGGTTCCAACTATTTGCAACAGCCCCAACAGAACCAATGAATGTTCCAAATGTCGAACCATTTCCATAAGTATAAAAACTGACATTCTCAGCAGGTACACTTCCTTTATATATAGCCCAATTTCTATAAGTATTCCCTCCAGATGTATATAAAGTACTTAATGGATACAAACTATCTTGAACAGTATTACTATCAAAATTCATCCAACATGATATAGAGAAATCAGTTGGATTTTGAGTAGCATCTGTTGGGTCAACCACAACATGAACTTGAGATTCTTCACTCATAGTAAATCCAAGACAATTATTTATTTTACTATCAAACATCTCAACAAAAGTATAATAATTATCAGCATCAGGAAAGTTTCCTTTAGAATCTCTTACATCATTCAACTGGGAATATTCAATACCAAGATTACTAACCCATGTTAAATTCTCATCTAGTTTCCAATATCCAACTAATCCATTTCTTATACTCTCATTCATAATTTTATAATCTTTCTCAATAAAGATAGAAGCACTATCACCTATCTGAAATCTACTTCCATTTCTTCCCATATAATTATCAATATATAAACTAAATTCATTAGAAGAATATTCATTACTCAAACTCTTTGTAACACTACAATCACTAAAACTACTAATAGCACTTCCATTAATTATTATGTTTGTATGAATTGTCATTATGAAGAATTAAAAACTAATTTTCCTCCTCAATTTATCATAAAGAGCTTCAGCCATTTCATCAGGGTCAGTTCCATAAATATTGCCTTCAATTATTAATGTCATTCCTCTACCACCTAAACTATTAACATCTTTAACTCCAATCAAAGTATCATCTTTACTAAAACTTATAGGTGCTTGTCCTGGTCTACTCACAAAATCATTTTTTGATTTTGAGCTACCTATACCTAATGCATTATTTATTGTATTAACTAAAGCTGTTGGTGCTTTATCTAATGCTTCTTTTAATATATTTGATTGTGCATATGATTGTGCTCTTGCCTCATTTAATTCCCTTTGTTTACTTATGAGGTCATTTAATCTACTCATATCAGCATTAAAGTCAGCTTGTTTAATATCGTTTAGAGTTTTATAATAAACATCCTTCATAAATGTTAATTGTTCTGTATATGATTTATTATAAAATTCATTAATTCTTTTTTGACTATTTGTATCAGCTAGTTCTTTTGATGTTCTTAAAACATTTTGAGCATTAAATACATTATTTGCAGCAGTTATTTCTGTATCATATCTTGTTTGTAATACATCTTGTTCTTCTTGTATTTTAGCAATCTGAGCATCTATAATTGTTATATCATATCCACTAGAAATTTGTTGTGCTCTAGTAGCTCTTAAGTCTGATATTTTTTTTTCTCCTTCAGCAATACTGACAAGCATTGTTGCTTCTTTTTCAGAAACTAAATTTCCAGAAAATCCATACATTTCAGCTATTGCAGAATTTATACCTTTAACAGACCTTTCAGTTCTACTAGTATTATCATATAAACTTTTATATGCATCAGCAATAGCTTTTATGTTTGTAACAGATTCTTCATTTATCTTATTAATCTCTTCTTGTTGCTTATTTAATTGGGATGTTTGATACGTCACAATAGCAATAGATGCTCCCAATGCAACCATTGATGCTCCTAAAGGAGTTGCAACAAAAGCAAGACTAGATGCAGTCAAAGCTTTAATTTCTATAATAAGAATTGGTAGTTGTCTTATAAGAGTTGCAGTTTGAATACCAATAGAAATATATGTTCCTAACACCATATTATTTGACCTTGCTAAATTATTCTGACTTATGATTAGTCCTCTATTTGCGGACTCAACATCTGCTTGTGCATTAGCAATATCTAACGCAGATTTTGATGTATCCTGTTGAACCTTAGTTAAATTATATTGTGCCTTTCTTAATCTATCTTGAGCATTTGCTAGTCTTTCTGTCGAGTTTTCAACTCTAATTTGTAAATTTTGATATGAGGAAAATATATTATCAACTGTATTTGCTGCTTGACCTAATACAAGCAAACTTCCCATTTGCTTATCAAAGGCATTTGCAGTCTTATCAGTTTGTTTTTGAATATTCTTATTAGAATTCTCTAACTTCTTTTCAATCCTATTCATAGTTGCAGAAACATTATCTACAGCTGTGATAAGAATTTGCATTTCTGTATCTGCCATTTTTATCTCCTTTTTGGTTTAATTGGTTTTTTCATCTGTCTAACTCTATCTTTAATATATTTAATTACACCTTTTCTTTCTTTGATAGTAAGATTATCAATATCAGTTAATGTCCAGCCTTGAAAAAACTCACAAATTGTTAAGTTAGTCTTTAATTTGCTGGAGCCTGAAAATCTTTTAATCCATTTATATCATTGATAGCATTAACTAATGTTAATCTTTCTTTTATAGTAAGATTATCATATTCATCTTCAGTTATCCCTGTAGATATTACTATTTGCTTTTTTAAAGCTTCTTTACTATTAGTCCAATCTATTCCATCAGCTTCTCTTGCAAGTAATTCTCTAACAGTAAAGTTCTTACTACCAACGAATACTTCTTTTGTTTCCATTGTTTTATTTTGACCTCCTTTTACCAAGCATTATATTTACTTATTGCATCAGTTATAGATGCGCTTAATGATTTAGGTTGCACAGTGATTGTCTGCTCATTAATTCCTTCGACAGGACTAGGAGCTTCCATATCAGTAATTTTACATCCACTCATCACTATAAATGCACTTCCTGGAGTACCTTGTGCTTTAATCATACAATTAAATTCACTACCTCCTAAGAAATACTGGTAATATAATGTCTTAGCATTAGTATTGTCTAAATAAAGTGTAAGAGCTAATTCATAATCCCTATTTTGAGGTAGGAATTCATATGCAACTCTACTACCATTGATATATTGACCTGTTGCAAGATTATTGTTTACTGTTAAAGTCATTTCAGTAACGTTATTTACAACAGTCCCAGATGGTAAATGAAATTGTGCATCGCTCCATAAATATGGTCTACTTCCATTAACAGTTACAGATGTACTTGTTCCTGATGAGAATGTAACATCTTGTGCTACATATCCTATCTCACATGATACAGGTTCACCCTGAGTAAATGTAAGAGTATATGAATCTACCATAGTTCCTTTAACTGTTCTTATAAAGTTATTATCTGTAGTTGTACTTGTTTTACTATCTTCCATAGTAAACGAAGTTAAAGGTTGATTCATAGTTTGCACTCTATCATCTCCATTATTTTCAGTTATTACATGAGTTCCCAAACTGTCCACTACACTTCCAATTGTATATCCTAACAATCTAAAATCTTGAGGATAATAAGTAAGAGTACCTGTATAACCCAACACACCATCAGTAAATACATCAACATTTCTGTCTGTACTACCTTGATATCTTATAGGATTTACATTTGTATTTTCATTAATAGTATTCTCTTGAACTAAACCTATCCATACACCACCACCAGAAGTAGTTGCATAAGTACCACTTTCATGTATCATTACTATTTTGTTTTGGTCACTTAGATATTTTGTCATTTCCTTTTAAACCCTCCTTTCATAAGTTATAATCATTCACATACATAAAGCCATGTAAATTCGGCAACTTTACTTTTAACATCAGGTTCACTTATATTAACAACACTTCCTAAAGCAAAATCATGAAGATTAGCTCCAGTCAAGGTATCAAATTGTTCTGTTCTCAAATAATTATGAATAGAATCGTATAACTCATCTCTCTCTTTAACATTTCTTGCCCATGCTCTAATTTCAATAGTTAATCTAAGTATAGTTCCCTCACTTTGCATTCCGAGTCTTTGCTCTTGCCTACTTGGTCTATCCACAACAGTAATGATAGGAAATTTTACTTCCCTTCTTGGATATTCAGTCATAACAAACTTTTCAGAGCTTACTCTCTTTCCAGATAAAGGGTCTGTAATATTAGAACTAAGTTTATCTCTTATAAAATTAACTAAATCTGCTACATAAGTAGCACTTGATATTGATGTAATTGTCATTTGTTCCTCGCTTGGATTTTTTGATTACTCGCTTGCAATCAATTATCTTAATTGAATGAGTTATTTAAATATATATTTTTATATTATATAATTCATAAATCATAAACTTGTTTTTATCTCCTTTAATATATACAATTTTACTTTGTCTTCATTCCTTGCAACAGTATTTCTAAAATGACTTCTTGGTTCAATTTTAGATGTTCCATATTCTAAGAACTTTGCATAATCTACATCTGTTCCTACAATTGCAACATATTGCTTTGGAAAGGTCGCTTTAATTGAACTAGCAAATCTTCCTGTATCAAAACTTCTTATTTCTGCTCTATGTCCAGCAATGCTTTCTTGTATCTCTGTCTGTATGAAGAATCCTGCTTCTTTAATACCTTTATCTACATTCTTCTTAACATCATCCGAAGCAGTTTTTAATAACTCTTTAACCTTATCTAAGTTAACAATTTTAACATTGATTGTCATACTACTCTCCTATGAATGAACCATTTGTTAAAAATCTTATATAAACCTTCTTATAGATAGGCTTATTCTCTAAACTCCACATGATATCTCGCCCCTCATCAATAATTTGAAATTCTGCTTGTATAGGGCTCCCTAGACCGATTTTGATAGGGCTTAGACCTGATATAGAGGTACTTCCATTAACATATAATCTCTTATCATCATAGAGTATCTTACCTTGTTGTAAAAGTAAGGCATCATGACCTCCTAATCTAGAATCAATAGGACAAATTAATCCTGTTGTCCAATAATCTGTTCCTGACTGAGTATAACTTACATCATCATCATAATAGCTCCCAGAATTAAAACTCCCAGTATAATATTTAAGTCTAACTTGTTGTCCATATTTTAAGACACTTTCTACATCCTTGTATAGTTCATCTGCAAAAGTCATATTACATTCCTATCAGCTTTGTTACGAAGAAAACTACTCCTCCTGTAACTCCACCTGATACTCCTGCTATTGCTCCTAATTTAGCCAACTCTATCTTATTATTTGCTACATCTGTTTCTAAGCATTTGATAGAGTCCTCATGTCTTGCAACATCAGTATCCACTTTCTTAATATGTTCTTCGATTCTTGCAACCCCTATTTTAATCTCTGTTATATCTTTACTAATCATATTCATACTCCAATCTGATTTACTATTCTTATTGTTAACCATTAGCCTTATAATATGAGAATTTTGCACCTAAATTGTCTAATTTTGTCAATCCATCTTCTCTCATACTTTGTGAAGATGTTGAACTAGATGAGTTTGCTCCTTTACTAATAGAAAAATCACCAAGACTAATATTACTAACATCAGCTCCTTGCATTTCCATCATCTTCAATACAGATGATGCTGCTAAACTAATAATAGCAGGTTGATACATTTCTGCAATTGCAGTAATACCAATAGAATTACCAGTATATTGCTCAGCATTGTATACTTCCATATCAACCATGTTCCATAAAGTACATCCACTTATATATGATGGAACTCCTTCAATCATATTTAAGACTATACTTCCAATCTGAACATCACTTAGGGATACCATATTAGTATGTATGAATTATCTATATAAGAGAGTAACTGGACCAAATGTTGTACCTGTTCCAGATGTAAATCCACTTCCAGCTAAATAAACCTGACCATTAGTTTCAGGATTTGTAAATGCTTGAGGACTTCCTGTAACTCCAATATTACTTGTTCCATAAACAAATGGATATACTTCAAAATTTGATAATCCAGAAGTCATATCATTCTTTCTAAAATACTCAATATTAGTTCCACTTTCAGCAATCCATAAACTCCCAGGACTTGCAATACCAGTAAAAATAATCTTGACTATCTCTCCGTTTATCGTATGAGGATTACTAACTTCATCATACATAGAAAAATTACTACCCGTAACATTAAACTTAGGAAATATATATTCCTTTAATCTATTTTCTCTTACCATCTTACTTATCGTTTTAGGATATTTAAAACTTGCACTTTGGCGTAACCAAAGAACAAATTAAGCAACAGAACCTAGTTTAACCCAAGTACTTCCATTTTGACCTAAGCCCATGTAATAAGTAGATGTATCTGATGCAAAAGCAACTTGACTTCCAACTTGTACAGTTAAAATGTCTGTTGGTGCTCCTGTCAATGTCATTACCTCAACTGAGGAAACTCCAAATCCATTTCCCATTCCATCAACTAAACCCACTACAAGGCTTCCTGTTGTATCTGTTCCCATATTTTTTCATTCCTCCTTTCAATTAAATTCCGATTGACATCCAACTCAAAATACTAGATGCAGTAGTACCAATAACATATGCACTTCCTGCTGTTAGACTTCCATTTACTATTTGAATATCAGTTAATGCACTTCTATTGCTTACAACTACACATGGTAATCCTGTATAAGCAACTGGATAAACTATCCATCCTACACTACCTGTAGATAATGTTATACTACCTGCTTGAATTTTAGCTCCATAAATAGCAATTCCACTACCAATACTTATAGAATAAACTGCTCCGTTAGCATCTGCTATATTTGATGTATGAATATTTGTAGAATATGCATCTGTTGTAATTGATAATGCAGAAATAATACTGCCAGTAAATTGAGCATTTGCTCCACTCACATTATGAAAATATCCATCCTGACTATCAGTAAGTAAGTTTGCGTCATTTGTGACTTCCTCAAATCCTAATCCATCTTTTAAACTTGACATTATTGTATCCTCCTTTCAATTTATTTTAAATCTGTTTTATTCAGATTTTCTTCATATATTATGAATGATTTAAAAAAAATAAAAAAAATAAATTATTAAATCATCTTGTACTCTTAACTAGTTGTTATCTTTGCAATAGCTTGTGTTCTCAATGCTGCAACTACTATTCTTTGAGTAATATTAGCTGCACTCATATCATACACAGGCATATCGAAATTTGTAACTGTAACTGGTCTTTTTTCTGCAATCATATAAGCATGCATTTTATCTGTTACATATGCATATTTGCTATATGTAGTAGATGGTGCTGCATTAGTTGAAAACTTGATAACATTAAGACCAAAGATTATTCCTAAGAACCCTCTGTCTAACATTTCAGTGTTTCCAACTTTATTTGCTTCTACAAAAGTATCAATGTTTCTTAAATCATTTAATACTTCCATACCAACAAATAATGTTGATGCTGTATAATCATTATCATCTAAATACTGCATTCCTCTTGTGATATTAGCAATTGTAATTGCTGCACCACCAGAAACAGTATTAGCTGCACTATCAAGAGCATCCTGTAAAATAAGTTTTGTCTCATTTTCAGCAAATCTCTTTCCAGCTGTCATAATGTTATGCTGAAGTAAGTTCCATTTACCGTCTTCTAACATTTCCTTAGTAATTCTAATTGCTACTCCATATTTCACAGGTTTTAAATTCTGCGAAGTATAAGCAGACTGGTCTTGATAAGATTCAGCTCCTTCTCCAACAACTCTTATACTCATTGCATTAGGAGTTACTTTATCAACATCAATAGAACTTCCAGGAATATCTGCTGGTCCAAAGTATAATGCTGCTTCACTTCTTGGAATAATATTCTTGTCAACTTCCTCAATTAATGTATCATGTATTTTTCGAGGTATTAATAGTTGACCTTCAGTTCCTAAGTCAGTTTGCAAGAGTTCTCTAATTGCTTTCATTTCGTTTGCCATTTTTATCCATGTATATCAACAACAACATAATCAGCATCACTTCCTGCTGTCAAAGCTCTTCCTATTGTCCAAGTAGCATAACCACTTGCAACAGAACCAGAAATAACTTCATCAGCATTATTGCATCCAACTAAAGTTCCTGCAGGAATTGCTGCACCTGAAGCTTCAAGAATGAATGTTCCCCTTGTAGCAACACTTAATACTGCACCAGAAGCTGCGTCATGTAAAGCTACACCAACAAAATTACCACTACCAATAGTGTGATAAAATTGTATATCAGATGTAACAAAACTATCTGCACCAGAGCTAACAATACCTGTAGCACCTGATGTACTAACAAGTTGTCCACCACTGATTACTTCTTTTGCATATCCAGTTATAATTCTCGGAGTACCACCGTCTGTTAACGGTACATATCCGTATGGGTTTACTGCCATTTTATTGTATCATATCCTCCTTTCAGTAATTAAACATGAGTTTATCTTGCAAGTCTTTTAAACTTGCTTTTATCAGTATAATTTCTCCAGATTTGAAATCCTCTTCCAGTATCAGCCTGTTCATAAACTATGTCTGATGATAAGTCTTCATCAACTTCAGTTTTTGATGCTACAATACCTTTAGTCTCATTCGCTTTCTTTTCAATTACACTAACTGAGGGGTTTACACTTTCAGTCTTAACTTCAACTTTTGTATTCATCTTTTCATCAAGTGCTTTAATCTTTTCTTCCATCTTATTCATAGATGCAGAAATTGATTCAGTCATTGCTTTCATAGATGCTTCCAAGTCAAAAGTTTTTATTTCTTTTTTCTCCTCTACAACTGTCTTTACTTCTTCAGTAACAACAGGTTGTACTTGTTCAGTTTTCTGTATAGCGTCTTCTGTCATATTAATAACCTCCTTTTCATTTATTTGATTTTGAACTTTACTTTTTTCTTCATCTACAACAACATCATCTTCCTCATCATTCTCTTCTTCCTCTTCCTCATCATCAGTAATATAATCCTCTTCAGTCTTTTTCTTCATTTCATAACTCTCCCACAATGCAGAAGCAATACCAGCATTAGGGTCTCCAGGAACAGCAACAAAAGATATCTCTAATCCTTCAATACCAACTGCCTTAACAGTTCCTGCATCTTTATCATCAACTAAATCTTGAACCTTAGCACCAATACTAACATTAGTAATTCTTCCATCTTTAATCATTTGCTGAATCTCTTTATCCATAACTTTACCTTCAAACATAATTGCCCTCTTGATATCATTATATGAAACATTTTCTGTTGTCCTACCAACGATATTTTTTACAGAGTTATTATGGTCTAACAAAATTGGTTTATTTCTAAATGTATAAGCGGACTTCTCTAATTCTTCAGCTACATAGGTTATTCCATTTCTTGTAGTAGTTTCATTAATAGCAACACCTCTAATTATGAAATTACCATTTGTAGATACACTTTCATTAATAGGCATATAGAACTCAATAACATGCCAATCCTTTACTTTCTCTCTTGATGGTGCTTTACCATGCATCTTTTTCCATTGAGTAGTAGCCATTGCAAAAGCTTTACTTTCTAAATCTTTATCAGAAATCTTTGGATTATCCTTTCTTAGAGTAGCCTTAATTGCACTCACCATATCATCAAATTTTTTGGGCATCTTAAATCACATATATATATTATGACCTATAGTATTTAAATATATATTTTTATATTATATAATTACTTATATATCTATCCAGAAACACCATTAACATACTTTTGCCCATCTACCCAGCCCCACACATATTCACCAATAGTAGAATTGACTGGTGTATATGGAGATTGTGATGTATCAATACCATTAATCTCTCTTCTACCCGAATAACACCACATATTAATTGCAATATCAGTCAAATTACATCCATTCACTTTAACAACACTAATTGACGGTGATGATGAACCTACTCCACTCACAAATCTTCCATTAGTATAATTCCAAATATATTCTCCATAACTACTATCTAAAGGTTGAGCTGCACAATACTCATCACTAAACCCATCTATCATTTTTGTATTCCAAGACCATATACTTATAACTACATCAGTCATATTACAAAGACTATTAATAGTTTCCAATGTCATTCCATCAATTAAATTAGGACTATAAAAATTAGATGTTAAATTTCCAGACAAGAATAAAAATTCAGGCAATAAGTTAGTTGTAGATGTTGAAATATTAAATACATTTCCATTGGACGATAGATTTTGATAATCTGAATAATTCCAATTAGCTCTTCCTTTTACATATAATTCTTTTACTTCATCTGCACTAAGTGAACGATTGAATATCATTACTTCGTCTATTGAGCCGTTGAATAATCTCGATGAACTTGATAATGCCCCAATTAAAACGTAACTAGTAGTATTCCTAATATTTCCACTCATTTGGTTACCTTGTCCATTAAAAGAACCATCAAGATATAATTTAACATAAATACCATCGTAAGTAGCAACAATATGTGTCCAATTACCATAACCAATTGAAGGAGATGTATAAAAACCAGCAGCTCCAGTAGAATTAGTCATATAAACTCTTATAGCATTATTTGGATAAGTATCAATAATAAAGTTGTTATTTTCAGATTGTATAATTTTATCAAAATTTTCACTTTGATAACCATTAAAATTTGTCCAAACAGATATAGATAGATTTGGGCTATTAAAGTTAGAACTTAATAATTGAATATAATCATTAACCCCATCAAAACTAACTCCATTATTATAAACTCCAGAAGTAAAATTACAATCACTTCCCATATTAACACATTTTCCATTATTTCCATTACCACTTGAATCAGCAGTATAATTAACAGTTCCATTATTACTGTCTAAGTGATAACTTGCAACTAAGCCATTATTTCCATTTAAGTCTGAATTATTATAACCAAGAGATACATCCCAAGCTCCTAATCTTGCAGAGATATTTGAAGAAAGATAATTATTAAATTGAGTTGATAAATTAACTTGATTATAACCTGAACTTATGTTTACTTGTTTAATTGTTTGAGTTCCAGTTGA